TTAATGGATGAAGGTGCAAAACTAGGTGTTTCCTCTAGAGGTATGGGAAGTTTGAGACAAAAAGGCGGAGCCAATGTAGTAAGTGATGATTTTTATCTCGCAACAGCAGCAGATATCGTAGCAGACCCATCTGCTCCTAATGCTTTCGTAGAAGGTATTATGGAAGGAAAAGAGTGGGTTTGGAATAATGGATCACTTGTGGAAGCTCACGTTGCAGAGTTAAAAAAGAAATTTGATGCAAAGAAGCATCAAAGACAAGTAAATTTAGAAGCTTTAGAGTTTGCTAAATTTCTTGAAAAGTTGTAATTTATAAATAAATATTACAAAAACTAAGTAAGGAGACACCCTATGTCCGAATTAGACCAAACAATTGAGGAACTTGAGGCGGAGGTTCTGGCTGAACTAGAAGAAGCCAATGGAGCCGATGCACCTAAAAAGGGTGCCATTCCTACTCAAAAGTCCGAAATTGACAAAACAGATGACGGAGAAACAGACGAAGAAGACCTTGGTGGTGATGCATCTGATGGTACGAAGGCAGCTGATGCAGTTGCAAAGAGTGCTGACAAAATCAAACCTGCTAAGAAAATTGCTTCAGTAGCTCCGGCGAAACCCGAAAAACTTGCAGCCGGTGATGAAGTTGATCATGACGGCGAAGATTTGGAGGAAGCAAAATCTTTGACAAAAGCACAACATCTTGAAACAATCGGAAAGATGAAGAAAGCTGAAATCGAAGAAATGATTGCTTCTCATCAAAAATCAGTTGAAGAGGCTTCTGAAGCCAAAACTGAAGAAGAATTAAAAGCTCTTGAAGATGCGAAAGCAGAAATCGAAGAGAAAATTAAGTCTATCAGCGTTAAAGAAGACGTTGAGGCTCTCGTAGAAGGTGAAGAACTTTCTGAAGAGTTTAAAGAAAAAGCAGCTACAGTGTTTGAAGCTGCGGTTAAATCTAAGATGCGTTCAGAAGTAGAACGTATTGTAGAGGCAGTAAATAGTGAAAAAGAAGTAGAAGTTGAAACTTTCAAAGAGGAACTTACCGAGAAAGTTGATACTTATCTCAACTATGTTGTAGATGAATGGACTAAAGAGAACGAGTTGGCAATCGAGCGTGGACTAAAAGGTGAGATTGCAGAAGACTTTATCTCTGGACTGAAACAGTTGTTTGAAGATCACTATATTGATGTTCCAGACGAAAAATATGACGTTCTGGAAGCTCAATCAGAAAAGATTGCTGAGTTGGAAGAGAAGATCAACGAAGAAATCCAAAAGAATGTTGAGATTTCTCAACAAAACTCTGGATTGGTTCGTGAGCAAGTTATTGCTCAAGTCTCAGAAGATTTGGCAGACACAGAGATTGAAAAGTTCAAGTCACTTACTGAAGATGTTGACTTTGTAGATGAAGAGTCTTTCACAGAAAAACTCTCTACTCTAAAGGAAAGTTATTTCCCTAAAATTTCTACAACTTCCAGTAATGCAGGAACTTCTTTTGATGATGAAGATGGTGGCACCGCACAGGACGTTGATACGACTGATACTATGCAAAAGTATATGTCAGCTATCAGTCGTGATCATAAGGCGAGTGCATAAATTATAAACAGATGTAACAAAAAGGAGAAACAAATGTTTCAGACAGAACATCTACAAGAAAAGTGGCAGCCAGTCCTAGAACACCCTGATCTGGGTAAGATTGAGGATTCTTATAAGCGGGCTGTTACCACTCTCATCTTGGAAAACCAAGAAAAAGCTATGCGGGAGGATGCTTCATTCCTTTCGGAAGCTGCTCCTACCAATAGTACTGGTGGAGAAGTTTCTAATTGGGATCCAATTTTGATCTCTCTCGTTCGCCGTGCAATGCCTAACCTCATTGCGTATGACGTATGTGGCGTTCAGCCGATGACAGGGCCGACTGGTCTCATCTTCGCAATGCGGGCCAAATATGCATCTTCAGACGGTGCAGAAGCTCTCGTTAACGAACCAGATTCCGGCATTGCCAACGATGATGCCGCTGGTGATCTGACATCCTCGGCGATGACAGGTTCTAACCCCAAACTTCTGAACGATAGTCCTGCTGGAACTTATTTGAGTCCCACAGGTATGACTACTGCTCAGGGTGAAGCATTGGGTGATGCAGCTGCTAACTCTTTCGCAGAGATGGCATTCAGCATCGAAAAGACAACGGTTACAGCAGTTACACGTGCCCTCAAAGCTGAGTACACGATGGAACTTGCTCAAGACCTTAAAGCAATCCACGGTTTGGATGCGGAGACAGAACTCTCTAACATTCTTTCTTCAGAAATCCTTGCTGAAATCAACCGTGAAGTTGTTCGTTCCCTGTACATTACGGCTGTTGCCGGTGCTCAGGTTAACACAACGACTGCTGGTACTTTTGACCTTGACACAGACTCCAACGGACGTTGGTCTGTTGAGAAGTTTAAGGGTCTGATGTTCCAGATCGAGCGTGATGCCAATGCTATTGGTCAACAAACTCGTAGGGGTAAAGGTAATATGTTGATTTGTTCAGCAGACGTTGCCTCCGCTCTTCAAATGGCTGGTGTGCTTGATTACACTCCTGCTCTTAACAACAACCTTAACGTGGACGATACATCCACCACATTCGCTGGTGTGATGAATGGTCGTTATAAGGTATATGTCGATCCTTATAGTGCAAACGTAGCTGCTTCTCAGTACTACGTTGCTGGTTATAAGGGTACATCTCCTTATGATGCTGGTTTCTTCTACTGCCCGTATGTTCCTCTTCAGATGGTTCGTGCGGTTGGTGAGGACACCTTCCAACCTAAAATTGGTTTCAAGACTCGTTACGGAATGGCTGCAAACCCATTTGCTGCCGCCGGTGCAGCTTCTGCTGGTTTCCCTGCTTCTGGTCTTAACTCAGATGCTTCCTTGGATGCCAACACCAATGCTTACTATCGCAGAGTCAAAGTGAACAATCTTATGTAAGGTTGTTTTCTAATAAGAAACTTGAAGATAAACTAGAGGGGGGCATTTGCTCCCCTCTTTTTTTATAAATAGTTACAAGGAGAATGTTATGGTCGCAGAAATACTAGCTGGAATAGCTCTTGCAAAATCAGCAGTTAGCGGTATCAAAAGTATGATTGATACCGCAAATGACGTTGGTGATATAGCTCATCACATTGACAATCTTTTTAAAAGTCGTGACCAAGTTAAAAGAGACATAAACAAAAATAAAAACAAAAAACCTAAAAGTAAATTGCGTTCTATGTTTAATAGAACAATGAAAGAGGATGAGGACGATGATCTAAGTGTTGGTGCTGTAGCCACTATGGTGCTCGAACAAAAGAAGATGGATAGAGAGATTTTAAATCTTGGCATCAGAATCGACAATAAGTTTGGTGAAGGCACATGGGATGAGATTTTAGAAACAAGAAAGAAAATGATTGTTGAGCATAAAAAACAAGTAGAAGCTCAAAAAGAAATAGATAAGGTACACGCTGCAGAAGCTCATGATTTTTGGATAAAAATTTGGACATGGACATGGCAATTAACAATTGTTGTTATATGTTTTATAGGAATGTGGTGGTGGTTATCTTACGCAAGTAAAGGTAAATTACCGTTCTTATGGTAACTTACATACACAACAAAAAAGAACGCATTGAGGCAGAAACAAAGATACGAAAATTAATAGAGGAGCGAGAGTATAATCAAAAGCTTGCTGCTCTTTTAGAGGATGAGAAAAAAGAACAAGTACAACGAAAAAAGACAGACGATGTTTTGTTTTTTGCATTTAGAAATGCTATCTTAATTGCTTCAATTTGGATAACATGGGATATTTTTATGAATGGTCTACGATGGACAATGCGTTAAGGATAAGTGACTAAATAGTATCATGGCTAGTAATATCACGATCCAAAGACAACCAACTAAGTTAGACTACGCAAGTCCAACTCAATTTAGGTTTGGTATACATCAATTACCGAAGGTAGAATTTTTTGCCGTTTCTGCAACAATACCAGCTATTGCTTTGTCAGATGTAATAATTCCAACACCTCTTAAATCTATTCCTATGATGGGTGATCAACTTACATATGATAATTTAAGTATAAGTTTTATTGTTGATGAGTATCTAGAAAACTATCTTAGTATTCATGAGTGGATGACTGCAATAGGGTTTCCAAAAAATAGAACACAGTTTAGTGATTTTAAAACAAATACATCTAATACTCCTATAACTGCTAGAAGTTCAGCAAGTACAAGTACAGATATTGGAGATGTACAAGCACCATCTCCAAATAATTCTTTATTCTCTGATGCAACATTAACAATCTTATCTAATAAAAATAATCCTATTGTAAATGTTTTCTTTAGAGATTTGTATCCTATAGCCATGACTGCATTAGATTATAATCAAGGAGCAACAGACGTTGAATACCTCACGGCATCTGTAGATTTTGCATATCAAATATATGAAATTGAAGCAATTAGTTAATATAA